TTAGTTTTGGTTTTTTTAGTTTTTGTTTTATGCTTTTCTTTTTCATTCCAAATAATCTCTTTGGTATGTATGCAAAAGCAGTTGATTTTGTTACATTGCTCATAAGTTTAATTTTTCTGCTCTCCTTATAGCTGGTATAATATGGTCTACTACTGTTTCATCTACTAATGGTGCAGATATGTTTATTGTGATGTTTCTATCATTAGCCCCTGATGGTGCAGGTAAGGGAGTGAAATCGATTCTTTCCATACCACTCGCATTATCCCCTGCTATCACTCCACCACCTATTGGCAGGGTTGTTCTACCTTTCGTGATAATACTACCACCAGTTGCAAAAGAAGAAAATAGTTGGTCAGTTACTTTACCAATCATTCCACCTGCCCCTGCTGCTAAAGCTAAATTAAATGGAAATGGAACAGATGTCATAATACTTGAAATCAATCCTGCTTGTGCTTCTGCTACTTCTGCTTTAATAACTGATATTGCAGCTTCTTTTGCAGACTGTCCTGACAAAATAGCAGCTTCAAGATTTTCAGTAATTCTTTCTTGGTGTGCTTTTTTCTCAAAATCCCTTCTTCTTTTAGAATGTTCTTCAATCATTTTAGTTTTTGCAGCTTCTGTTATTTCCATATTATTAACTGCTTGAGCAAAGATTGACATAGAAACTTCTCCTAATTCTTCTTCCCTTCTAATCTCCTGTCTTTCCAATGCAGCTGTTTTTAATATTTCAGTTTTTTCAAATTCTCCTGCCCCAAAAGATTCAATAAAAGCACTTTGAAAATCACCTAATCCAGTTTCTTCTATAGCTAAATCATCTGCCAAGTCATCATCTTCAGTTGTTATGCCTGAAAATTTTGCTTGGTTCCTTGCTCTTTCTCGTGCTGCAGCAATCATCAACTCTTGTTTTTCAACATATTCTCTTACTGCTTTTTCTTCTTCTGATTCTCCTGGGAATTTACCAGTTATAAGTATTTCAAATGTTTCTCTTGGTCCTGATAGAAAATATCCTAAAATTCCTTCTTGTGAAATTTTTGTGTTTGCTGCTTCTATAAATCTTGTTAAAACTCCTGCACTATCTTCTACCTCGTCTTGCAACTCTTTTCCAATAGTTCCTTGTAAATTTTTAAATGCTGATTTTAATTTATTAGTTGCATCGGTAGCATCTAATTCTTCTTTACCAAGATTAGCAACTTTACTTCTTACCGATTCCATAGTAGCAGTAATAAATGCTTGTTTTCTTTCTAAGTCAGTTAATGCTGCAACTGATTTACCAGTAGCTTGTGCCATCGCCTTATAAGCATCTTCTGCTTTTACAATAATACCAAGATTGTCTAACATAAGTCTTGATTGACGACCAATACCAGTTGTTAAACTTTCAATACCAAATAAAGTATCTTTACCAACTGCCTTAGCAAGTCTTTGTGCCGAATCAATTAATTCAGAAAATTCTTCTTCGTTTTGTACAACACCAAGCAACATAGCATTATTTGCTTGAATCATTAAATCAACATCTGATACAGTACCATCAGTAGCTTTTCTAAATTTTTGCAAAGACTGTTCATTTAATCCAATGCCTTTTCCAAGATTTGTAAAACTTCGTGTAAGCGATATTGTTTGAGAACCTAATTTAATTGATTCCTGTGTAAATCTTGCTATTGCCTGTATACTAAATGCTGTAGCTATTACACCACCAATAGTAGAAAAACTTTTCTTTAATCCATCATTTTGCTTCTTTATATCTTTCTGTTCTTTTTCTACTTTGTTAAGTGCTTGAACAGCTTTTTTAACTTCGGCTTGAACTAATAATCTTATTTTTTTATCTGCCATTCTTTTCTACCTCATACTCTCTTATGGAGTTTAGTTCGTTATCTATAATTAAAAAATTATCTACAATAAATGAATCTGCTTCATCTAAGCTTCTTGCTATCGGAATATTAAGATTCTTACTCATCTTATATTCTTTTATGGTTTCCCCTATCCAATCTTGGTAAAGACATCTTGGATTACAAAAAAGAGGTAATATGAAATATAGGTTTCTACCCATAGAAAATTTAGAATCTTTGAACTTGTCAAATACTCTATCAATTTCCAACAATACATCTTCTTCATCCTTATATGTCTTTACTTTATTAGTGATTGGACTTTGCCTTTTATAAGGAAACTCTTTGTCGAAGTGTGGATAACCATAGTGGCTAAACCACACATACGACGACAAAGCCATTAGCCTTTTTTTGAAACATCTAAAAATTCACTTAGACATTTCGAAAGCAAAGCATCTACCTCACCCATTGTTAAGGGCTTATCTTTGGCAACATAATCGCTTTCTGATAAGCCACTTATTTTTTCTACAAACTCAAGACAATCATAGAACTTTTCGGTATCTACTTTACCAGTAGAATCTAAAGCCATCATTCTTAATTTTTGTAGTTCTCGTTTTTCTTTGTAAGTAGGATTCTTCACTTCCCACTCTTTATCGAACATTTTAACCTTCATTTGTTACTCCTTCGTTTACCAACTTGTATTACTTATACCATCCATGAACTCGAACTTAAATGCTGTACCACTTGGTGCACCACTTGCAGTAGGTTGTACCACTTTAAATGGAATTGTAATTATAGCACCTGTGTCTGCATTTAAGTCATAATTCACAGCAGTTGAATATACTTCTGCAGTAATATTCATTTCACCTGCAGTAGATACTGTACCATCACCTTGTTGTAGTGTTAATGTAGCAGGAGTTCCATCTAAGAAATCCTGTAATACATTGTCAGCACTATCATTGTAGTTTCCATCATACATGAAAGAAATCTCTCCTGTGATGTTTACTGATGGGACACCAAAAGCATAAGCTTCTGCATCGCCATTTGCATCTCTACCTACTCTTGCAACATTGTTTTCAAAAGTAAATGATACTGCTGTAATAATCGCATCAGTTACTGAACCATTAACATCAAATTGTTTGGTATCAAAATATGATTCAATTTGTGTTGGTGAAGCAGACATTAATGTTGGTTCTCCACTATTAGCAGATAATGTTTGTCCTACAAGAAATCCTGTTGAACTTGCAAAACCTGAATAGAAAGTACCATTCAATAATAATCTACCATCAGTCATATCAAAATTCATTGTCAATGATTGAAGTGTAGCACTTGTAATGATTTTATCTTCTCCTGATGCAGGTCCATATAGCCCAATATCAAAAATACTTGGGATACCTGCTGTTGAACTTCCTGTAAAATCAGGTCTTGATAAAGCATTAGTTGATGATGATTCGATAGTGTGAATATAACTACCACTTTCTGTATGGTCTTGTAATACATTAGCCAACAATCTTGATAGTCCTGCTCTTTCTGCAGGAACTTCAAAATCAAGTGTTACAAATCCACCTTTTCTTGTTCTAAACTGGTCAAAGTCAGTTTCAATCATACCTGCATTGTTGCTTCGTATCTCCCCTGATTCTACAAGATTGAGGACTGGGGCAGATACATTAATTACAGGTAGTAATTGATATGCTGTGTCAGTAGCACCTGCTGTTTCGAAAGCAGTTGCATTTTTTTGCTTAATACCTATGGCATATTGGCTTTTACCATAGACTTTGGAACTTATAGCCATTTGTTATTACTCCTCTTTTTTAACTTTTTTCTTTTTAGGTTTGTTTTCTACTGGCTTGACTTGAACACCTAACGATTCAAATTCAGCCACATTTTCTTCACTTAACTCCACTTCTTTACCTTCTAACAATTCTCTAATCTTCTGATTAGGTGTATCTAAATAAGATGGTTTTTGCAGTTGAAGTCCTTTAATATGTTTATATTTCATTATGAAACCCCTTCATTTACATTACATTCAAAAGTCATTACAAATCGTTCTCTTTCTGTATCTTCTTCATCTTTTTCATAAATAATATCAGTTACTTTGCCACCAAACCATTGAGTAACTTCTAATAATTCTAAATCTCTATTATCAAAAAAGATTCTTTTTATAAGTTCTGCTTTATCAGTTAATCGTTGAATATTTGCTCTATTAAATTCAGAACCTGCATGAACTTGAAAACTTATTTCAGTTACATAGGTTCTAATATGTGCATTACTTGCATAATCAACAAAAGTATCAGATACAGGTCTAATCAAGAAACTTTCTTGTCCCTTATGTTCATCATAATACAAAGGAATACT